AGGTGCAATGGGATTGAACCTTCAAAAGGCAAACAAGGTTGTGTTCTTCACACTCACTGATAAAAGTGAACTTTTTGAACAGGCAAAAAAGAGGGTTCACAGAATCGGTCAAAGCAAGACATGCTTCTATTACCTGATGATGTGCAACGACAGTGTTGAAGAAGTCATCCTTGATACCTTGAACCAAAGAAAGGATTTTACTGACTATCTATTTGAGCAGTTTGAAAGGGATTCAAAATGAACTACAAACATGGAATGAAAGGAACAAGGCTTTATAGGATTTGGCAAGCTATGAAAACAAGATGCTTCAACCCAAACTTTCCAAGATTCAATGATTATGGTGGTCGTGGAATTAGTGTTTGTGATGAATGGAAAGATGATTTTCAAGCCTTCCATTGTTGGTCAATTTTGAATGGTTATCAAGAGAATTTGACCATAGACAGAATTGATAATGATGGAAATTATGAACCTATAAATTGCAGATGGACAACCAATGAAGTTCAAGCAAACAATTCAAGACAATGCAATTTCATTGAATTTAATGGTGAAACTCACAACCTTACTGAATGGGCAGAAATACTAAACATTCCAAGGTATGTGCTATCAAACAGAATTCATGCTTACGGTTGGACAGTTGAAAGAGCATTCACAACCAAAGCACAAAGGAAACCAAGAAAGGCGGTGAACAAAGTATGAACTATTCAAAGAATGTGAGATATAAGAAAAACCACAAGCAAGTGGTGTTTAGAAGGATTCTTATTTCATGGGTTATCATCTTGTTAGTTGGTGCAATGGTTGGCTTCTTTATTGGAAGGTCAACAAAGTCAGCAAATACATTACCAATAACCACTGAAACCAGTACGTTTGCCCCTTTCCCCACACTAACAGTTACACCACATGTGACAATGACCCCTGTTCAAGAAACTTCTGAACCGCAACCAAAAACTGAATTGGTTAGCCTGGGCGAATTCAGAATCACAGCATACTGTCATTGTGAAAAGTGCTGCGGTGACTGGTCAAAAGACAGACCAACAGATGAAGATGGAAAGCTGCTTGTGTACACAGCATCAGGTGAACTTGCAGTTGAAGGTGTGACCATAGCAGCGGATACAAGTGTACTGCCCTTTGGAACGGAAGTCATCATTGATGGCAACAGGTACATAGTCCAGGACAGGGGCAGAGTTATCAAAAACAACCGAATTGATGTGTATTTTGAAAATCATCAGGATGCCTTGGAATTCGGTGTTCAATACAAAGAAGTATTTATAGAAAGGATGATTGAAAATGATTAAGTGTAACAATGAATGCCCATTGAAAAAGTTTGACGGATGTTGTCATTCTTGCCCCCACATTGAGGGATGCACAGATGCATGTGAAAGTGAACCAAAAACATGCGGTGAAGCAATCTTTGATGAAGAAACAGGTTTGATGACATTCCAGGAACAGCAGGTTGCAGTTCTTCAACAAATTGCTGACCTGGTAACTGCAAAGAAAAAGATTGAAGCACAGGAAAAGGAACTGAAAGACAAGTTGAAAGAAGCAATGGAAAAATACAGTGTTAAGAAGTTTGACAGTGACATTCTGAAAATCACATATGTTGCTGCAACTACTGCAACAAGCATTGACAGTGCTAAGCTGAAAAAGAAGTACCCTGCTATTGCAGAAGAATGTTCAAAGACTTCTAAAAAATCAGCTTACATCAAAGTTGAAATCAAGGATGAAGCCTAAAGAAACCACATGCAAGGATTGCAGAAAGTGGCGGTATTGCGTGGAAAGTTCCAGGGGATATCCTTGCATCAAGTTTGAAAGGATGTGTTGCAAGTGGGCAGTGAAAAACGGTTTGAAACCAAGGTCAAGAAGTGGCTTGAATCAGAAGGAATCTATTCAGCAGGAACAGCACAGGACAAGAAAGTGATTCCTGAATGTGGTTGGTACTTAAAGACCTGGGGCGGTGGAATGCAAAAATCAGGCATCCCTGACCTGCTGCTTTGTGTGAATGGCTTCTTCATCAGTGCAGAACTGAAAGGTGATGCAGGAAAACCATCTGACCTTCAATTGAAAAACACAACAGCAATCAATGGGTCAAATGGAATAGGTATGGTTCTTTATCCGAAAGGATTTGAACAATTTCAAAACATAGTGAAAGGGGTGAAAAAATGCAATGTTCACACAGCAGAATTGAATGCTTTGAAAAATGCCCATTCAAGTACAAGCTGCGTTATCGTGACAAAATACTAACCTTGCCCCCTGATAATGCTGACCATCCGCTTATTATTGGAACAGCACTTCACACAGGGTTGGAAAAGGGTGTGACAAAAGCAATTGATGAATACTTCATGTCATATCCAATAATCACAGATGACCATATCAATGAAGCAATTAAGCTTGAATACTTGATACCAAGGGCATCAAAGCTGTTACCCAAAGGGGAATTTGAAGTCAAGATTTCAACGGAAGATTTCATTGGTTATATTGACCTTCTTGCACCAGTGACCATGTTCCATGAATCGGAAGTTCCGAATCAGTATGACATCTATGACTTCAAGTATTCCAATAATATCAGCAATTACAAACAGTCAGACCAGTTGCACCTGTACAAATATTTCTTTGAAAAGTGCAACCCTGGCAAGTACATCAGAAACCTTTTCTTCTTGTTTGTTCCGAAGGTCAATATCAAGCAGAAGAAAACCGAAGATTTGTCAGAGTTTAGGAAAAGAATTCTTGATGAATTGAAGGGTGTTGAACCCGAACTGGTTCAGATTGAGTATGACCCAAACAAGGTCATCAACTTCTTACTGAACACAAAGCACACCATTGAAGCAACGGAATTCAACAAAAACAGCACATATCTTTGTAACTGGTGCGAATACCAAAATTATTGTGAGAAAGGAATTGATTATATGTTGTTACCAAAAAATGAAAGAAGGAACATCCAAAAGATTGAAAAGAAAGTCATTTGGATGTATGGGTCACCATTCAGCGGAAAGACCACATTTGCAAATAAGTTTCCTGACCCCTTGATGTTGAACACAGATGGAAATATCAAGTTTGTTGATGCCCCTTACATTGCAATCAGGGATAAGGTTGAAGCAAACGGAAGGTTAGCACCAAAAAGAACCTTTGCATGGGCAATGTTCAAGGAAGTTATTGAGGAACTTGAAAAGAAAGACAATGATTTCAAGACCATCATTGTTGACCTGCTTGAAGATTGTTATGAACATTGCAGACTGTACATGTATGACCAAATGGGCATCACCCATGAATCTGATGACAGTTTCAGGGCATGGGATAAGGTTCAGACTGAATTCCTGTCAACCTTGAAGAAGCTGATGAACCTGGACTATGAAAACATCATTCTGATTTCCCATGAAGATACTTCAAAGGACATTACCAAAAAGGGCGGTGACAAAATCACTGCAATCAAGCCGAATCTGCGTGAAAAGGTTGCAAACAAAGTTGCAGGTATGGTTGATATTGTGGCAAGGGTTATTGCTGATGATAATGTCAGAACCCTGTCTTTTAAAACCAATGAAGTAATCTTTGGCGGTGGCAGATTAGTTGTCAGCACAAACGAAATTCCGCTTGATTATGATGCTTTCTTGGAAGTCTACGAAGAAGCAAATAAAAATGCAGTTGCAGAATTGAGTGGTGAAAAACCTGCTGCATCCGCTTCCACTGAAAGAAAAGGCAGAAAGAAGAAGGAAGAACCTGCTGAACCTGCACCCAAAGAAGAACCGCAAGAAGAAACAGAACCTGCGGATGCTGAACCCAAAGAGGAAATAAAGGAAGAACCACAGGAAGAACACACTGAACAAGAAGCACCAAAGACAAGAAAGACCAGGAAAAAGAGGGGTGAATAATTTGAAAATCACAATGTCAGTTTCAAATCTTAAAGAGATTCTCAAAGCTTGTAAGAATTATGTGAGTAAGGACAATTACAGACCTATGTTACAAGCAATTCAGCTTAATTGCATCAATGGTACTTGTAAGGCAACAGCACTTGATGGGTATAAGATGATGACAATTTGCGTTCCTTATGAAGGTGATGAAGGAACAATGTACATTCCAGTTATTAAACCTCCAAAGGGAACAAAGGTCATCATATCTGATTTAGATTCAGAAATAATGTTTGACTTCCTCACAGAAAAGCAAGTGGTAAAGAAATTTGAAGGTGAGTTCCCCAATGTAGAAAAAGTTTTTCCAGAGGGTGAACCGAATTTCAGAATAGGTTTTGACCCAAAGCTTCTGAAAGATGCATTGGATGGTTTCAGTGATAGCACATGTGTTGAGATTAAATTCTTTGGTGAAACAACTGGAATCATCATTAAAAACAGTATTGGTAAACAAGCATTGGTTCTTCCAATGCGACTAAAATAATCAAATTTAGAAAGGATAAGGTGATTTATTATGGCACAAAACATTTGGGATAAGTTTGATAAGCAGTACAACACAGAGGAATTGGCAAAGGAAGTTAAGGAACAGAAAGAAAATGGTGGCAACTTTACCCCTGTTCCCTTTGGAAGCTATGAAGTAGCAGTAACCAAAATGGAACTGACAGAATCCAAAGCACATGACCCTATGGTTACAATTTGGTTCAAGGTTCTGAATGATGAACACAAAGGTAGCTTGATTTTCTACAACCAGGTAATCACACAGGCTTTCCAAATCCATCTTGTCAATGAGTTGTTAAGAGCAATGGACACAGACCTTGACATTGAGTTTGTAACATACAAGCAGTATGCACAGCTTCTGATGGATGTTCATGAAGCTATTGATGGCAACCTTGAATTCGGTCTTGAATACGGTGAAGGCAAGAAAGGCTTTGCAACCTTTGAAATCACTGATGTGTTTGAAGTTGAATAATTAAGCAAGGGTATGTGGGTGCTTAAATTTTATAAGCACCCACTGCCCCACACTTCCCCATTATTAGTATGACCAAGATTTAATAAACCTATACAGAAAGGATGTGAAGAAATGCTGTTTTATGACTTTGAAGTGTTCAGTCATGATTGGTTAGTGGTTATCTTGGATGTCACAAATAAAAAAGAACATGTAATCATCAATGACCCTGATGCACTTGAAAGGATATACAAAGAAAACATGCATGATATTTGGGTTGGCTTCAACTCAAGGCATTATGACCAATACATCCTGAAAGGTATCCTTTGCGGATTTGACCCGAAGAAAATAAGCGATTACATCATTGTAAAAGGGAATCCTGGTTGGAAGTTTTCTTCTGTTCTGCGGAATGTACCACTTATCAATTATGATGTGATGCTGTCAACAGACAGGGGTCTGAAATCCTTTGAAGGGTTCATGGGTAACAACATCAAGGAAAGTTCAGTTCCTTTTGATATAGATAGAAAACTGACACAGGAAGAACTTGATGAAACAGTTAAGTATTGCAGACATGATGTAGAACAGACCATTGAAGTGTTCTTGAAAAGAAGCGAAGAATTTGATGCTACCAGGGAACTTATAAAAATATTCAATCTTCCCATTACTTCATACAGCAAGACCAAAGCACAACTTGTGTGTGAAATATGCGGTGGTATGGGCAAGAAGTTTGATGACAATGAATTTGACTTCCCCATTGTTCCATGTGTGGAAAAGCAATTGAAGAAATACAGATATGTGCTTGACTGGTACAAGAACCCTGAAAATCATGATTACAGCAAAAGCCTTGAAACAATAGTTGCAGGTGTTCCCCATACCTTTGCCTGGGGTGGTATCCATGGGGCAAAGAAACAGAATATTGAATCGGGTGTGCTGCTTACCATGGATGTTATTGCCGACTACCCTTCTATTCAGATTCAATATAAATTCGGTTACAGGAACATGTCAAAGCCTGAAAACTTTGAATTGATTCACAGGGAAAACCTGCGATATAAAGCCGAAGGAAACAAAAAAGCAAGGTTACCTTTTAAGATTGCAGATAACAGCATGAGTGGTCAGCTTAAAGATAAAAACAGCAAATTGTATGACCCTATGATGAACAATGCTGTTTGCGTGAATGGTCAGCTTATGCTGCTGCTTTTAATTGAAATGATTGAACCACATGCACAGCTTGTTCAAAGCAACACAGATGGTCTTTTGGTGAAGCTGAAAACTATTGATGACTTTGACCTAATGGATGACATTGTTTATGAATGGGAATGCCTGACTGGAATGAAGATGGAATTTGAACTGTTCAATAAGGTGTTCCAAAAGGATGTGAACAATTACATCCTGGTTGGTGATGATGGAAAAATCAAGTCCAAAGGCGGTTATGTGAAAAAGCTTTCTGACCTGGACTATGACCTCCCAATTGTCAATAAAGCACTTATCAATTACATGGTGCATGGGATATCAGTTGAAGATACAATCCTTCCATGTGATGACCTGAAAG